GTGTTCGCCGAGGTCTGCCCCTCGAGCGGTTCGTTGTGCAGGGCGTGGAACAGCGCCCACGCGAGGTCGGCGTGTCCGGTCTCGTCGTTGCGCCCGGCGGTGTAGGTCATCTGGCGGCCCGAGGCGGTGATCGTCTTGCGAATAGCCATCAGCGAGCTGGCCACGTCCGTCCAGCCGGCATCGAATTCCAACCGGCCGTTGCGGATCACGTCGTAGGCCTTGAGCACCAGGCGCGTCTTCACCTCCGGCGAGTAGCTGAAGGTGGTCACGTTGGGGAAGAACTGGCGGACCAGCTGCGCCACGCCCGAGCCCAGCCCGGTTACGTCCACGCCGATATAGGTCACCCAGTAGCGGTTGCAGGCCTGGCGGATCGCCTCAGCCTGGGCGGCGAAGTCCATTCCGCGGAACTGGTGGCGCTCCAGGATGCGGAACTTGCCGCCCGGCACCGCCGGCGGGGCGACCACCACCATGCCCGCGCTGTCGCCGGTCTCGGCCGGGTCGTAGCCGATCCACACTGGCCGGTCGCCCAGCGGGCGCGCCGCAAACGGCTTGTAGTCCTCGCCCCATTCCACCCAGCTGTCCACCATGCACGGCTGCAGCATCGTCAGCGGGAAGATGCTCGCCCCGTCGTCGACGAACTCGCACATCAGCAGGTTGGCGAACTGCTCGGCGTTGTACTCGAAGCGCAGCTCCTCCAGATCGAACAGATCGCAGCCGCGGCGCTCGGCATCGAGGATGGTCACGATCTGCCGCCAGATCTTGTCCTCCCGGCACAGCTTGCCGGGG